CCCCCTCTCCCCTGCCGCTGGTAGCACCCTGGGCGCTGCTAGTGGCCTCTTGGGGCTATTCGCAGGTCCTAGTGGGGGTGGCTCAGGAGAACGGGCCCCCTCAAAGGATGAGCGCAATGCTGACCTTTGGACAAAGACTATGGGGGACGTAGACCTTGCTTCGGCAAGCATGGAGCAGTTGAACCAGTTTCAACGTCAACACCCCTCTGCTGGTGCATGGGCTTTTGATACGGCGGATACACTACGCAATGAGTCCCTCGCTGCACGGGATGTAGAGCTCTCTGTAGAGAAGCAACTTGATGAGGCCTTCCTTACCTCACCCACAGGAGCTATGGCAGTACAACAAGCCTCTGCTATGGAAGACGAAGCTGCGGGTCAGTCGTATATGGCTAACGCTCGTGCACAGTATGTTGCCAACAACTTCCGTACAGAGGAGTTGACACGAGAGACACAGCAGTACGGCGTAAATGAAGAACGTCGCACTGAGATGTGGACACTTGCAGCGTTTGACCTAAAGGCTGGCGCTACCATTATCAACACGGTCTTCACGGATGCAGTAGCGGCCCTAGTCCGTGACCCGACAAAGACCATCGCGTTTGATGAGATCGAGAACCTTGTAACTGCAATGCCACAACTGGCGGGTACAGTTCTGACCCGTGATAATGCCCCTCAAGTACTACAACAAATTCGTGATGCCTATGAGGAGTCCCAGACACAACGTATTGCAAAGGCCCGTGGGATGCAACCTGGTGAACTTGGGGTTATGCCTGAGGCAGTAGCTAACTCTGTTTTTGCAGAGATTGACGCTACGATTGTGTGGTCTGAGAAACAACTAGACCCAGGCGAGATTAGGGAACGCCTTGAGAACACCATGTGGAACCAGATGGTCGAGGCTGGGGTCCCTCTTGATGTTATCTCCTCTATCTCTCTGGCGACAGCAGGCAACCCTGCACTACAGTCCGCTGCTATGAGTGCTCTTACTAAGGGCACTGGCGCTGTTATGGAGCTCTACAACGGGGCTGAGTTCGAGGCTGCACGTAAGGCCAACAGGGACCTCTCCTCAGCAGAGCGTACACGCGCCTTTGCTGGCTTCAGCGAGATGGCCCGTGTTTGGGGTGGTACATCTTCGGTAGCTAGTGTCTATGAGGAAGTGAACGAGACGGAGCGGGCCCTAAAGTTCGGCTCTGCTACTGTTGCTGCTCTTGATACTGTTATGACTGAGGCAGAGACACAAGGTACTCCAGCACGACTGGGGCAGAACTTCTACCGCCAGAACCTTGAGCAGGTAGCTACCCAGTTTGATGCTGCTATTGCTGCAAGCCCATCGTTCAAGCCTGAGGTAGTCAAGCACTTGTCCTCTGACCTTAACGTACACTTTCTGGATGTCAACCAGACTGCAAACGATCAGGGCTACCAGATTTCTGTAGGTGACAACGATAAACTTATCTTTATCCCTACGGAGGAGACCCTTCTTAAGGTGCAGGAGATTGAAGCTGAGATTGCTACTCTTGAGCGTGGTGATCGCGGCAACCCACGGGACTTCCGTGGTATGATTGATGGCTACAAGAGACAACTTCAGACACTACAGACACCACCAGAACTACCCCTTACTGACTTGCAGTACAAGTGGACTGTCTTGAATGGTCTGGGTGAGGTTGGTAGTGAGGTCCGTCAGCGTGCTAGTGCAGAGTTTGGCCTAGAGCTTGCTGCTGATGTTGCTGCTGACACCCGTGAGGCTCTTGCTTCGGAGGATGTGGGGACTGTGGCAGACCTTGAGCCCTCCGCAGTGATTGCAGAGTTTGAGGGCTTCAGTAAGACTGCCTACTGGGATGTAAATGCTTGGCGCACAGGTTTTGGTAGTGATACTGTAACTCGCGCTGACGGTTCTGTAGAGAAGGTAACAGAGGACACCGTAGTAACGCGTGAGGACGCAGAACGTGACCTTGCTCGACGCACAGTGGAGTTTTCAGGAATTGCATCCCGCAACGTAGGTGCAGAAGTTTGGGAGGCCCTGCCATACAATGTGAAGTCTGCTTTGACCTCTATAGCTTACAACTACGGCAATATTCCTAGCCGTATCCGTGGCGCTGTGCGCTCTGGTGATGTGGAGGCTATTGCAGCCGCTGTAGAGGGCCTTGCTGGTGACAACGATGGTGTCAATGAGAACCGCAGGATGCGTGAGGCTGCCATCATTCGTGGTGGTTCTGGCACCCCAAGGGTTGATGTAACGCCCCTAGAGCCTGCTCCTGAGGCTGATCCTAATGCACCTACCCGCTTGGCTCCTGAGACATCTGCTCGCCCCACAGCTAGGGGCAGTTCCGGTGGTTCAGAAAGTGCACCAACAACCTCTGCTCGACCAGAAGCCCGTCCAACTACCCAAACAGGTGGTAGTATCCCATTTGAGCGGATCAAGGAAGCGGTTGCTAGTGAGGAAACTACACCAGCGATGCTTGCAGAGATTGAAGCCTTGGTTAAGAGCATAAAGGAGAAGCAATGATACAAGCCCTCTTACAGGCCCTCCAGTCCATTCTGGCAGGGCTACTTACCAAAACTAAAGGAGGGGCCTTAAAGGGCCTCTCTGGGGCTCCTACGGGCGTTAAAGACGTAGAGCTTATCAAGGAGTCTGAAGGGCTGCGCCTAGAGGCCTACCTGCCTACACCTAACGATGTATGGACTATCGGGTACGGCCACACTAAGACTGCTAAGCCTGGCATGAAGACCACTCAGGCGGGAGCTGAGGCTCTGCTACTACACGATCTTCAGTGGGTAGAGACTGCAATCGACATGTATGTCCAAGTACCCTTGAACCAGAACCAGTATGACGCTCTTGCCTCATTCATCTACAATGTAGGGGCTACAGCCTTCCGTAAGTCTACAATGCTCAAGCTACTGAACAAGGGCGACTACGAGGGGGCTGCTAATCAGTTTCCCCGTTGGAACAAGCAGAAGGGGAAGGTCTTGAATGGCCTTACTACCAGGCGTCAAAAAGAACAAACTTTATTTAAGAAGTGAGACTACCACATGGAACCTGAAGACATCAAGGAACAGATTGTTGCCCTCAAAGAGAGGCTATCACTTCTTGAGCAAGAACAACACAGAATCGACATCCAGTTGGTAGGGATCAAGTCTGACCTACACTACCTCAAGTCTGGTCAAGATAGCCTCAACAGCAACCTGTCTAAGTTCCTGTGGATTGTTGGTGGTGGTTTCATCGCTTCTGCTATTACCTTCATCATTAGGGGCGGACTAAATGGACAATGAAACAAAGAACATCTTAGCTAGTAAGACCTTCTGGGTGAACGTAATCACTGTGGTGGTAGTTATCCTAAACCGCAACACTAAGGTTGTTGACCCTGCGCTGATTGAACCATTGGCTGTAGTTCTTCTTCCATTCGTAAACATTGGCCTTCGGGCTATCACTAAGGAGGCCGTAAGGCTGAAAGGGAAATGATGTGGCTGATAGGATTTGTTGGGTCAAAAGTGGGACGCCTTGTGGCTGGTGCCTTGGGTGCCTTGGGTATGATCCTGCTAGTCTTCAGGGCTGGCCAGAAGGACCAGGAGCAGAAGAACGAAATCGAGGACTTAGAGTCCTACAAGGATACAAGGGAAGCAATTGATGAAGTACCTGTTAGCACTGACGTTGATGCTGCCCTTGAGCGGCTGTCTAAGTCCAAAGGGCTCAGGCTCTGAGGCTATCTGTAGTATCCCGCTACCGACAGTATCACGAGACGATACAGACCAGACAATCATAGAAGTAGATAACTTCAGGGCCAGATGGGAGGCAGCATGTAATGCCAGCTAAAAAACGCGACTACAAAAAAGAGTACGCCAACTACCACGGCAAACCAGAGCAGAAGAAGAATCGGGCATCCCGTAATGCTGCACGTTCTAAGATGGTAAAGGCTGGCAGGGCTAAGAAAGGTGATGGCAAGGATGTAGCCCATAAGAATGGCAATCCCAAAGACAATAAGACCAGCAACCTAACTACCCAGTCAAAGAGCAAGAACCGCTCGTATGCTCGTACTAAGAGCGCCCGTAAGAAAAACCCGAAGGATTAAGGTATGCCATTTTTTCCAACCACCGACGAGGAGTTCCAGTC